AAAGCATCCAGTTGATATTGTCTCAACACCCATGACTGTAAACCAAATGCGTGAACAAATAGACATGTATATGAATTTGCATAAAGGTGTAAAGACTGTAATAACTTTAGATCACACTATGTTAGTAAAAAGAGCTCCTTATCAGAATAATACATTAGATATGTTATTTGAATTAGGTGAGTTCTTTACACAGTGTAAAAGAGATTACCCTTGTTTGTTTATTGCGCTATCACAACTCAATAGAAATATTGACAACCCAGATAGAGCTATTGATGGTAAGTATGGTAATTATATTCTTGAGTCAGATATATTTGGATCAGATGCAATGCTGCAACATGCAGATATGCTTATTGGTATTAATAGGCCGGCTAAACAAAAAATTAGATTCTATGGTCCTGATAGATATATGATTGAAGATGACAGAACTCTTGTGTTACACTTTCTTAAAGCAAGAAATGGTGATGCAAGAATGAGTTTCTTTAAAGCTAAATTTGAACAGATGCAAATAGATGAAATGGCAACACCGGCACAACAAGAAAGAAGATAAATATAAAAAAACAAAAAATAATTAAAATGGGAATAACACCAGATCAACGTAAAAAAAAAGTAAATGATTTGAGAGAAGAACATGAAGATCACTTTCAAACAACAGGCGCAATAAATGCATTATTTATTCCAAAGATGGCTTATAGACCACCAGGAAAAGATGAATTGCATATAAGTTTTTTTCCTAGTGAATTAGAAAAGGAAGAAAATATATACACAGAATTTGTAAGTATAGATTATGATTCTGAAGATCCAAAAAGGACATTATATCTTTTGAAACATAACCCTCATTGGAAAGAGGAGTTTGAGCTTGCAACATCAAGTTCAGGATTTCAGAGACATTTAGTATCAGTAAATGAGTTAAAAGTAATTAATGATGTAACCAGTAGAGGCAAGTTAGATTTAGACTTTGCTGATTTACCAAGTCCAGATACTCAATCCTCTGATAATTCTTTAGTAGATAAATTAGAAGAAATCAATCAAACACTAAAAACATTAACTAAAGTAATTAATAAATTTAATAAATAAGCATGGCACAAAGTGTATTAATCATTGCAGACTCAGGAACTGGTAAGTCAACAGCAATTAGAAATTTAAATCCAGATGAAACGTTTATTATAAATATTGCAAATAAACCTTTACCATTCAAAGGATGGAAAAAAGACTATACTTTAATAAGTAAAGAAAACAAAAAAGGAAATTTAGCATCAGCTTCATCTGCCGCAGGTATTATGAAAGCTATTACTCATGTAGATCAAAACATGGGACATATTAAAACGCTAGTTGTAGATGACTGGCAATATATGAGTTCTTTTGAGTATTTTGATAGAGCTAATGAGAAAGGTTATGATAAGTTTACTCAGATTGCAGCAAATCTTGCTCAGGTAGCAAAGATGCCTAAAGATTTGAGAGATGATCTGACTGTTATTTTCTTAACTCACTCAGAAGACTCAACAGATATAAATGGAAACAGAAAGATTAAAGCTAAAACTATTGGCAAAATGATTGACAATACTTTAACTTTGGAAGGTCTTTTCTCCATAGTTCTTTTTGGGAAGGTAAATAAAAATGATGATGGTGAACTTGAATATGGTTTTGAAACTCAAAACAATGGAGAGAACACATGTAAATCACCTCAAGGTATGTTTGAAGATTTCTTCATTCCAAACAACCTGCAGTATGTAAAAGACTGCATAAAAAAATATGAAGAATAGAAATCAATAATTAATTAAAAAGAAAAAGTTATGTTAAGTACAAACGGAATGTCAGCTGGATCAGGCAAAGAAAAACCAGTAATTGAACCAGGTAATCAACTAGTAAAAATAAACTCAGTTACATTTGATCAAACACCATATGATGCAGATGCATATAATGTTACATTAAATGTAGAAAGTGAGCCTATGAATGGTGAGTTTCAAGGATTTCTGCTAGATCAGAATAATCCTAATGGACCACGTTATGCTGGTCAAGTGGGAAGAGTAAGGTTTAGTCCTTATGCATATAAAGATACAACTTTACCTAACGGTAATGAAATCAGCCGTGATACAGAAGTTATGAAGGCAATGATCTTTTTATCTGAAGTATTAGGTAAAAGAACTGAGCTAGATCAAATTAAATCAAATACTATTGAAGAGTTTATGGTAGCATGTAATGTACTATTTTCTAATTCAGAATTTGTAAACATGTGTTTAGGTTCACGTGAATGGGAAAACAAAGATGGTTATGTAAATAATGATTTGTATCTACCTAAGTTAACTAAAGCTGGTGTACCTATTGAAGCAGTTGGTGTTGAACCAAGTAGACTTGTAATTTATAATTCAGATGATACTAATCATCTAAGAAGAGTAATCAAGAAAGTTTCACCAACCACAAATAATTTTGAACCTGCAAAAACAACAGGTGATGATTTTGATTTGTAATAGTATATATCAATAAAATTTAGAGGGGAGTTTAACGCTCCCCTTTTTGTTTTATAAATAAAGCTTTATGTTTAACACTAAAAATTTAGTATTAGAAATAGATGATATACCTAGTTATTGGGTATTTCAATATTATTTAAATTTGTCAGAATCATTAACTGGTCAAGATGTTAAAATAATTTCTGTGTTTAATCCTTCTGAAAAGACAGCTAGCTTATGTGTTTATGTAGATTCTAATCTTCAGCAATATAAGTTTAAGTGTTTTTCTACAGGTAAAAATGGAAATAAGATTGATTTAATAAAGTATATGTTTGATCTAAATTATTCTTTAGCAGTAATAAAACTTATTGCAGATTATAATTTATATGTAAAAACAGAAGACTTTAAAGAAATTAAACTTAAGCCTGCCGCTAAATGGCAAATAGATTTTATTAAACAAAGACCTTGGAATGAAGAAGATAGTCAGTATTGGTTATCCTATAGAATAGGAATGTCTTTACTTAATGAATATAATGTGAAACCTATTGAGTATTATAATTTGATTAAAGAAGAATTGAATCAGATTAATGCACTCAAAGTAGAGGGATCACATATTTACGGTTACTTTGATAGACATGGTGATGTATACAAAATATATCAACCAAAAAGTAAACACAAATTTCATAAAGTAAATTCACACTTACAGGGACTTGATCAACTTAAGTATGATAAACCCTACTTAGTAATATGTTCATCTCTTAAAGATGCTCTATGTCTTAAATCAATAGGTTATAATCTTGAAGTGTTAGCACCAGACAGTGAGAACACAATGATTAAGCCTCATGTAATTCAATACTTAAAAAAAAAGTATGATAAAGTAATTACATTATTTGATAATGATGAAGCAGGTAAAGCAGCAATTGAAAAGTATGCAACAGCATATAAAATCAATGGTTGTTCTCTTTCTATATGCAAAGACATATCAGATGCAATGGAAAAATATGGTTTTGATAAAGTTCATTCTGAATTAAAACCTTTAATTAAAAGAACACTAAATATATAATATGGAAAATAAAAAATGGTGGATACCAGGGTCAGTGCCTTCTAGTAAAAATGGAAGAAGATGGACAGGTAAATACTTTATAGCAAGTAAAACAGTAGTTAATTACAGAAAAATCACCAAAGAATATTATGAGAAATATGCTAAAGATTTTAAGAAAGAATTAGCTAAGCATGATATGCCAGCTAAGATATCTTTTACGTTTGTTAGAGGTACACGTCATAAATTTGATTATATAAATCCTGCACAAACAGTACAAGATGATATGGTTAAAGCAGGATGGATAGAAGATGACAATGCAGAATTTATTTTACCTGTCTTTATTCAATATACTTATGATAAAAATAACCCAGGTGTATGGATAGAAATATTAAATGATGAACCAAATAACAAATAAAGAATTCTTTCAAATAGTTAAGTTATTAAATGGATTAGAAGAAGATTTTAATTTAGGAATAAATTGTTATAATAGTTTTATGATGACAACTACATTTAATCTTTTATTTACTAAGGCACTTAGATATGAAAAAAGAAAAAGATTTGTAAAAGAAATGGGTCTTAAATATACTCCTATACAACTTACAGTTAAAGTTATTAATAAAGAAATAATAAATGAAAAAAGACATTCTATATATAAAGAAATCTTATTAAAAATTATGAATAATTAGATATGAAACGCATTAAAAAAATACTAAAAGGTTATTGGAATCTATTACTAGACGGATATAAACCAAAAAACAAATAATTAAAGAAATGAAAAATATACAAGACTTAGTTGCTAAGACAACTAAAAATTTAATACTAGATGAGCCCTTTTACGGGCTCTTTTTGATTGGTATAAATAAACAATTCAGTGATAAAATACCTACAGCAGGTGTTAG